CCCACGCAAACTTTTGAACTGTTCTTGTATTAACACTAGAATTAAGTGCGGGTAATGTAAATCCTGTAAGTGTTAAAGGCTCACCGGATATACCTTCACCAATAACTGAAACAGTTAAAGCTGAGTTATCTGTTGTAGATGTAAATGTTAGAGAACCAGACGGATATATTCCTCCTCCATATTGAGTACCTGGAATAAATGCGGCTGCTCCTGTAGTTCCATCCGGATTAACATGATCAGCATTCCAACCAGTACCAGTGGATAAATCAAAAGCTGTATCTCCAGCAGGTGAACCTGCTGCTGTACAAATTGAAGTTTGTGCTCTTGCAAATTGCAAGTGATTAAAATTATAAGTTTGAACCGCTTCGACAAAACCAATATTTCTTTGTCCTAATTTTCCATCAACACCAATAGAGTTTCCTCTCATTCCTACTCTAGCTGAAGTATTGAGTTTCGGTTGATTTGTGTGTTGAATAGTTCCGACTGTAACGGGAGCGTCAAAATTTGTTTTAGTCATAATTTTAAATCCTTTTAATTTTGTAAAGTGGTTTTTTATAACTTATTTTTGAATAGAGTGCAAGAGATCCTATAGTAAAAGTGCGATTTCAGCGATGTAGCTTTGTGACTTAAGTAGCTACAGAAACTTGTGGAGCAGAGTCTTCTACTCTGTTTTGTAAGTGAGCAATTCTAGCTTCTTCAAGCTTTATGTCAGTAATGACCTTTTTAATCGTGTCATCTATCCTAACCATGTTAAGAGTATATCTGTTATTATCCAGATGCTCCTGTTGCCACTTCAACTCCAAGGACCTTTTTTGTTTGTATAGGTCTTGTATCATCGATAACCTCTTCATAAGTTATTCTATTAGATCCCGAATGGTAACTATCTCCGAGATATTCCCAAATAATACTCTTTTCTCCTAGTTTGTCAAGTATAACTTTTTCGACATTTTCAGCTGTATCTTCAACATGATTAATACTAAATTTAGCATGGTGATTGTAGGCCCAGATATTGATGAGAGTTTTTTTCATATTATAACTTTCTTATTAAAATGTGGCGGAAGTTTGTCCTCCGCCACAAAATTATTTAAGTATTAAGCTCCCGGCGAACCGAAAATACCTCTATAGTCAGATACGCCAAAAACGTATCTTTCTCTAGCTTTGTATCTTACATTACCAGTATCGAAATCACCTTCCATCTTAGTAGATAAAGGTGTTCTTTCGAAGTGTTTCATACCATTTGGCACATCTGTGTTAATGAACCAAGCATCAACGTCTGTTAAAAAATTATTAACAGCATAACCTTGAGGAATCATCCCCATAGATTTGATTGCATTGATATCATTATCAGCAGTTCCAACTCTACCAGCAGAAGCCATAAGTCTTTCAGCTGTGAATTGTAGTGCAGATGGGATAATCATCTTCATTCCCTTAGCAGCGATTCTTAAACCTCTTTCATCAGTAAGAGCAGCGATATCAATCAATGCTTGTTCTAATGAAGTTTCGTTTAGATCCGCAGCAACCGCTAGTGTGTTAGCCACAGTTCCAGCAATCGTTGGGTGAACTAAGCTAAATAAATCTACACCGTCACCTGAATTGAAAGTGCCACCGACAAATCCATTATTCAACGGAACGACCGCTTTAACTTGTTTCGTTTGAGCCATAGATCTTGCTAAAGCTTTAGTATATCTAGAAGCTAGTCTATCATATAAATTATCCTCAATTGCTTCCTCAGTGATAGCAAAAGCGAGAGCAATAGTCTCATTAGTGTATCTAGCTGTGAAAGTTTCTTGAGCATTGTCATATACAACGCCTGAACCTTCCGGTTTAACTTGTGCTTGTGCAAAACCACTTAACATTACTTCTTCTTCAAAAGCTCTGTCAGATGACTCTGTAGTATAAATATCAGTTGACTGATTTTCATACTGTTTGTATTCCAGGCCGAACAGGGCGTTCAATCCTGGCTCTAACTCTTTTACGAGTTGGTTTCTTGATATAGCCATAATTTATACTCCTATTATATGCCGTCTACGTTATTTCCTAAGATATGTTCATTGATCATAACTCTAAGAGCAAAGCCCTCTTCTGTTATGTCCGAATGATCAGGATCTCTAGAAACACCGATTATTTTTAATTGTGCAATCCCTGCCGCTGTAGTCGCTGATATTTTAGATAGCGATATAAACAACGGAGTTACTCCGACTGCGCCTGCTTGGTCTGCACATTCGCCTACTTCATTCGCATCGAATGACGTATCTGCCGACATTACTTCATACATTTGTTGCGGATTGTCATTGACAAAAGCAACTATGTCTGTAGCAAGGTTTGCAGCTGGCGAAAAGTTAGACCATGTTGGTTTATTGGTAGTCGTGGCAGTATAAAATGCACCGTTAAGTACACCGACGTTATTAGCGCCTCCACCCGTATTAGCTTGTGCTAGTACTACTCCATCGGCTGTTAATTGCACTAAACAAGCGTGCGAAATTAAAGCTGAAGAAGCGGCAACATTCCACTCACTCATTGCGGCGTTATTATATGCCTGGCCTACCATCTTAATGGGTCTGAATCCAAACCCAGTTGTACTTGTATTAGCCATATTATTTTCTCCTTAGTGAACCTGCCCCAAGGGGCCTCCAGTTCGATTTATAAAATTTCGTTGGTTTAAAGTAAAATTACTTTTTGCCACCGAAGGTTGTACGAGACTGTCTATCAATATCGATAGGCATTCCCTTATGCTGTTCCTTCATAAGATCGTTGTCGATTGCAGTCATTTGATCACCAGCTTCTTTAGCATAATAATCTTGTCTTGCTCTTGCGATCTCTTCCGGTACCCTTGTCAGCACAAGGCCTCCGTGCCCGATTACCCCTACGTATTTACCATCCGTGATTGCTGGAAAGTCCTCATTAGGATATTCATCTGCTCTCACTAATTCATAACCAGACCTTAAGCGTCCCTGTATGTTTTTAGTGTCGACGAACCCCATAATTTCTATCCTGACCCATCTGTGTCTGAATCCTTCTGGTGCGTTGGGCGTATCTAAGTACGATGGTGGAGCCCAAACTTTTTTTGCAGTATTTGGTTTTGCCATTGCTGCTTGTGACTTAACTTTCGTCTCGTCACTTTTTATAGTTTGACTCGCACGAGTTGGTTTTTTATTTGTCATATGCCTATACCTCCTTCGTGATTATAAGTTGTTTCGCATACTCTTCTAGTGGCACACCTAGCTTTCTAGCTATTGTCACCTGTGTTGGTGTGAGCCTCACAGTCTTGCGACCAGTCTTTGAACTACGCATTGCAGAAGCAACGTTTTGTGTAGGTTTACTCGTCTGTTGTTCTACCTTACCAAATTTATGGGGGAATTCAAGTCTTATTCTCTTATCCACCTCTAAATAATATTCATTAGATTGTGGGTCCATACCCTCCTCTTCTGTAAGTTTTCTATGTAAGTCAAATGCCGTATAAGTCATAGCATTATCTTTACCAAACCACTCATTTTCCTCAGCCCAGGCTTCTGCTTTAGGATCTTTAGGTGCCTGTTGTTGAGGTGGTCTTTGCTGTAATGTTGGTTTTTCTTTAGCTGCACTATCTTGCATAGCATGTTGAGATTTAATCTCAGCTAATTTAGCCTGTTCATAACCTAATTGAGAAATAGAAGTTAATGCTTCTACTTCAGCTTTTGAGTCCTCATTTAATCTAGCCGAAGATAATTTAGCTTGAGCTGCTGAAAGTGAAGATGTAATTCTACCTTCCATTTCACTAGCATAATTTCTATCTAAACCAGTGGCTGTAGCTTCATATCTATCTCTCTCACCTTTAATACGATGTGCATAAGACATAGCTTCATCTTTTTGTCTTTCTGCTTCACGCATTTTCTTAGTGAGTTTAGCTATTCTTTTCTTAACTCCTTCAGAGTATTCTTCAACGTCTTTAATGTTACCCGGCTGTTTATCACTCCCTTCTTCAGAAGTTTTCTGTACAACCTCTCCGCCTTCGTTCTTTTCATCTCGAAGAACAGGCTGCTCATCTGATTTCTCAGGTGTGTCATTGGGCTCAGTATCGTATGTAACATTTGCTTCATTTTTTTTCTCCTCTTTTTCAAAAGTTTTTTCTGTATCTTTTTCTATTTCTGGCAGTTCAACATTTGCACCCGGTCCGGTTACATCTAGTTCAACTGTTTTATCATTTTCGTTTAGTGGCATAGTTTCCTCCTATGTGGTTAAAATTCGTGGAATATATCTTTAGGGTTATCCACGGTCGCTAAAACTTCATCATCATTGAGAAGTCTTATCTCACCCCCATCTATTTTAATCCGGGATCCTGCATATCTTGCAAAAATCACCCAATCTCCTTTTTTACACCAAGGACCTTCTGGGTATCTTTCTTTATCGTAGCAGTGTGGCCCCATGTCTAAAACTAAACCACAAGTTGATGCTACTTGTGATCTCTCAATTGTTTCGTCAGCTAGTATAATACCACCCCTAGTTTTTTCTTTTTGTTTAAAAGGTAAAACTAAAATTCTCCAACCCGTAGGTTTTGGTATCTTTCCTATTTCTTGTTCTGGTTTTTTTTCTGTTGGTTTTTTTTCTGTTGGTTTTAAACCAACTAATGTTTTATTTGGTAACTCAATTTTTGGGCTTTGAGTTGAGGTTAATAACTGTTCCGTCTTGTTCATATTGCTCCTTTTTGTTTAGCAGGGTGGATATTTCCTGACTTAGATACTGATATGTTCGTATCTGTCCTAACATATACTGATATTTTTCCATACTGTCAACCCCTCCAGAGGCCATAGCCGAGATAGTATCATCATGTCTCATCTTAATTATTTTTCGAATTTTATCTATAAATGTCATGTCTTCCATTATATTTCTAACCTTTCTAGTTGAAAACTTTCTAAAGCTTTTAATTTATCTTCGGCTTCAGCAATTTTTCCAAATTGTTTATCTAGTTCATCTAGATGCTGCGGATGTTCACCGATTCCGACCGGATTTTCTAAAAATATCTTAATAATTGCATGAGCAGCTGCAATTTCTGCTTCATATTTTGCTTCAAGAGCATCTAATAAAGCTTGTCTCATTAACAATCCCATTTCCTTAATGACTTATTAATTCTTGAATTAGGGTCTCTTGCTGTTTTTGCTGAAGTTAGTTTCTTTTTCATACCACCCATTCTTGCACAGAATGATTTACGTCTTGAACTTGTTTTAGATTTTGTTGGTGCTTTAAGTGTGCCGCCTTTATAGCTGGCTCTACCTTTAGCGTTTAGTCCACCCGATTTGGATTTACCTTCTTTTCTAGTCCAAGCTGCAGAAGCCATTATGCCTTCCTTCTTTTAGCCATCTTTTTAAAAGTCTTAGCTAAAGCTTTTGCTCTACCTGTACAACCAGGTTTAGTTATTGGTGTACACTTACCTTTAGTGCCTCGTTTTTTAATCGATTTATTTACACCTTGGATCCAATCCTTAGTCATTATTTCTTCTTTTTATATTGAACTTTAACACCTTTTTTCTTAGCAGCAACTTTTGCTTTCTTCATTCCTGCTTTTGTATATGCGAAATGTTTATTTCCAACTTTAGGCATTAACCCTCATTTAAAATTGTTTTACAACAACTACAATATTTAACTTCTTTTCTAACAGCAGTGTCTATGTGGTCACAGACAATTTTAGCAACACATGTACAAATTTTTATTCTAAATAACTTAGCAATAAGTTTTTTCATGATTACTTAAACCTTGCCACCTTTTTTATACATAGCTCCACCCTTCATACCCATATCAGATGGGTAATAACCAGATGCGTTATCTCTTCTTGCAACAGGGCCCATAGTTCCACCCATGTTTTTTTTAACTCTTTTTTTAGAAGACTTATTTCCTCTTGGATTAGTAGTCTGTGTGTTAAATCTTGGATTTGCCATAATGTTTTTCCTTATATTGATTTTATTTTTTGTTGTCTACCTTATTATTCCTAAATATTTGTGTACCTTTTATACCATAAATACTCGCCACTACAAGTATCCATAAATTAGTGAACCATGACGGTAATGCTGCAAAATGCTCAAAGAAGATATTTATCTTATGCATAGCTGCCGGATCATCACTTATAACCCCATATGCCAGAATTGCTATTGGCGCCGAAAGAATTATCAAAACGGCTTCGTCTTTCCAATCTGAATCTCTTGATTGTAAAAGTTTTCCTTGGTAAGCTTCTTCACCTCGGGCCATCTTTTCTGCGTGCATGTACTGAGCATCAGCCATACGCATCTTAGTTTCCTGCCTCTTCTTAAAAATGTGCGAGCCTGCGGAAACGGCTAATTTAATTGCCGAGAACCACATATTACCACCACTTAACTGAAGATTTTTTTGAAGCAAGCATTCTTTTTTGACCACCAACTCTATTCATAGTCGGTTGTCCTAAAGGAACCTTAACAACTGTCTCTTTAGCATATCCATCTGAATTTGTTGTAAGTGTATTAGTTCCATCTGCTCTTGGTGTATCAGACACAACTTTTCCAACATATTCTGGATTGTTTCTTGTAAAAAATGTTTTTCCTTTTCCCATATTTTTCTCCTATGTACTTATTATATACTATCTTCTCGGACCTTTCAAGATCCTAACGTCTGTTTGTTTCATTCTATCTTGTTGCCTTTTGGCGTCAATACCCATTTGAGTTTTTTCCAAAGAAGTGTCGGCTCTTAGCTCTGCCAATTCTTCATTTTGGTCCATTTTCTCATCAAATTGTTGTTGACCCATAAGATTCTTAGATTTTTCCATATTAATTTTTTGTTCTTCTTGTTCACGGTTGGCAGCATCATCCATAGCCCTTAAATCTAACTCTCTAGACTTTAATTTAGCAATAGGGTCATTAGCCATATCTCCCATTATTTTATTTTCTTCTTCCATAAATTCTTGAGTCATTTCTGCAATTAATTTAGCTTTTCTAGACTCCATAGCCATAGACATTTGCATCATTTGTTGTTGAACTTGCGGACTTTGCCCTAATTGAGGGTTTTGTTGAATTTGTTGTTGTAATTGCATCAATTGTTGAATTTCTTCTCTCATCTCTACCTCGATTTGCTCTTGTGCCATTAAAGAAATATGTTCAAAGATGTTTTTTTCTAATGCGCCCAACACAACAGGGTTGTTTCTAGCCAAACTAGTTGACATAAAATTTAAATGAGTTGTAATATGCGCCTGGTGATCCTGCCCTTTAAACGCTTGGAAAGGTTTATTAGACATCGACATTATATTTTCAGTTGCAGGGTCTAGTGGACTTGGTTGAGTTGGTGGTGGTAATATTTGATCAATATTTTTTACACCAATTGCTTCATACATATGTCTGTATGCTTCGTATAAGTTATGCATTTGTGGATTAGATTGAGCTAATTGTAATTCTGTTTGTGCTAAAGAAATTCTTTGTGATTGAGAAAAAATATTAGGGTCTGCAACAGGTACGATATCTATTTTTTCATCAAAATCTGCTACTTTAATATTTCTTTCCCCACCCACAACATCATAAGGATATTCTTGTGGTAAATAAGTTTTAAAAACTCCAGCTAATAATTGGAACTCGCTCTTCATTGCTACATAAAGTCTTTTATGTATTGCTGACATGACTCTTGAACCACGTTCTAAGAGAGCTATAGTCGTTCCAACAGCGGCCTGTTGGTTGCCATCCCCGACCTGCATGTCAGCGATGGAGGCAAATCTTTGCCCTGCTTGTACCACTATTCCCATCAACTGTAACAAAGTCTGTGATGGTTCTTTGAATGGTAAAGGCATAAATGCATCCTTGATACTTCCACCAGGTGCATCGACATCTCTGAATTCGCCAGGCTGTATTGACTGAGCCTCATCTCTAACACGTATTCCACGTTGTTTAAATCCCGAAGGCAGATTACTTAATGTACCTGCATCCAATAATTGTCTTAATGCAGTAGTTGCCGTTCTTGACAAACCACCGATCATATGAATTAAACCAAAACCATAAAAACCCATTCCCGGTAAAAATTTAAAATGTACAAAATACTCTTGTTTTTGTTTAGTAGAGTCTTCTGCTGCATAGTTTCTTCTAATTGATAATATTTCTCTACTTCCTAATTCAAGGGAAACAATATATGGAAGTTTAATTCCAGTCATTTCTCCTTCTGAATCTTTATCTTCAAAACCTTCTAAATCTAAATCAGTGTGGACTTCAAGGATTGTAAATATATCTTCATCACGAGTTCTTCTAACTCCTTCAAGTTCTCTTTCTTTTTTCTGTACTTCAGATTCTTCATTATAACCCGGTTGTAATTCTACATCAATATAGAAACCTGATACTTGTTTTTTTCTAACATCATTCTCCGACATTTTAATAACATGAATAACTGCTTCTGCATCAGATAAAGAAGTTGCAGTATAGGGTACCAATAAATCATCTGCTGGTACGAATTTTGAAACGGCTCTACCTAATAGCTCATCGTAATAAACTTTTTTAAAAGCAGAGCCGCTGAGAGGTAAATAAAAAAGCATTTGATCGAACTCGGGTTCATACTCTTTCATTACATCCATGAGCTGATAGTTCATGAATTCTTTGACCCTAACTGACTGGTCTTCTTTTTGTCTATTTACTGCACCAATAACTCTAGTGTGTACAGGACCAGTAGCCGGTAGTAATTCTTTGTAAGCTTGAGCTTGAAACTGTGTTACTGCTTCTGCCAGAACTGGGTGGGTTGCACCTGAAGCTCCTTGGAAAGGTTGTGTTGGGTTTTCATATTTAAAACCTAAAAGGTCTAAACCTTTTGTGTAAGAATCTTCCCAATCTGCTCTAGCAGCCTTATACGTCATGTAATTTTCTGATAACTCTGAAGCCAGTTTTCCTAAGATACTTTCTTCTAATAACTCTGCTAAATTATCTCCGTGACCGTCGCCGCCGGGTTGATTAACTGCTTCTGGATCAAAATTAATTGTAGCACCACCATCTTCTTCGGCAGTTACGTCTATACTATCTGGACCAACCTGTTCTTCAACAGTTTCCATTTTTTCTTCTTGAATTTCTTCTTCTCCGGGTATTTTAAGTTCTGTCTCTACGTTTGGTAGAGCTTTGTCTATATCTGCCATTTAATTTCTCCGAGTTCTTGATTGTTGTATCTTGTTTTAAGGGAACATTCAAGCCTTGTGGATCAGGTCCTCTTAATGGTGGGATTTGGTCCCATTTAACATGTTCCATGTTTTTAACTAATGTTTTATTTTTTATCATACGTTTAATTCTCCTTAATTAAAAAAATCCTCGTCAGTTCTATTTCTATCTTTAAACATTTTGTAACCTTGATAACCCATTGAACCTAAAGTTGCTAGTCCCCCTGCTATAGATAGTGCCCCTACCGCTGGAGCTGCTGCTACTGCGCCTAAACCTAATCCAGCTATCCCCATTAAACCTCTTGTTGCTCCCATCTTAGCTAAGCCCTTCATTCCTGATTTCATGAATGCTGTGGGTAAATAAGTCCAAGGATTTGTTAAAGTATCTTCAGTACTTTTACCAGATTTAATATCTCTTGCAACAGACATCGCTGCTGTTGGTAAAGCTATTGCTGGCGACATAAATGCATTAAGACCTAAACCAAGAACCCCTTTTCTTAATCCAAGTGCGGACATAAGTCTACCGCTTTTTCCAGGATTAACTAAGTCACCTGTAGTGCCTCTTAGTTTAGTGTCTTTTGCAAGGTTTTCAATTTGATTTAATCT